ACAAAAACTGAAACCCTCTTTGATGAGATTATTACTACGATCCAACAGCGCGGAAATGTCTATGGACATCCGTATTACAACCACAAACGAATTGCAGGCTTATGGTCTGCTTATCTCGACTTCCCAATTACACCACACCAAGCTGCATTATGTATGGCGTTGGTCAAGGTTTCTCGGCTTAGTGAAACCCCAGATCATTACGACAGTATCAAAGACTTCATCGCCTATGGATCTGTCTATAAAACTGTGCTTGATGCCGTCAAAGACGAAAACTGGGAGAATTAATAATGGCTTTTAATTTAGACGACTACACAACAGTTCAAGAAAGATCAAACATATTTTGGGAAAGGTATAAAGATGGAGCAATACGAACAGAAATTGTCGAGGCATCAAACACTAGATTCATTGTTGTTTGCAAACTATTCAGAAACGCAGACGATGCACAACCCTTCGCAATTGGCCACGCGCAAGAGGTCATATCCGATCGCGGTGTCAATCGTGATTTTGCGTTGGAGAATTGTGAAACTTCTGCTCGAGGCGTTGCTTTTAAAGCTGCAAATATCGGGACTGAAAAGAACGCTCCAAGTCGTGAAGAAATGGAAAAGGTCAAACGATTAGAAACTAAGCCAGCAAATTACAGCGCACCGAATACAAGATCAAGAGCTGTAGAAAATGCACTTCGATCATCTTTCAATGATGAGGTCAAGGCAGCAATTGATCCGGAACCTATTGCTTGGACTGTTGGCGATGTTGTAGCAGAGATTGGTGCATCAATTCCTAATGAGCCACCAGCTTGCGATCATGGACATATTCTAAAAGAAGGAATATCTAAAGGAGGAAAGCCTTATCGTGGTTATGTATGCAAAGCAAAACAATGCGATCCTAAATGGGCAAAACTTACAGCTAACGGAAAATGGTATTTTGAAGGAGGTGAATAAATGGGTGAATTACAAATTATTGATGGCTCTGGATTAACTGCTACCTTTACAGATAACGGCGTAATCGTAGAGCCATCAACTCAGGTGTGCGATGTTTGCAACGATGACAGATTACTTCATGAGGGCGATCTGCTTCGATGCTATGTTTGCCACGCAATCAATCGGATTCCATAATGCCGAACTACGAATACGAATGTGATCGTGAGGGATCAAGTATTGTATTGGATTTGCCAATGGAGCACGAAATCCCTCTTTGTCAAGTATGTGGCTTTGAATTAAGTCGTGTCTATACACCTGTGCCAGCAATTTTTAAGGGAACTGGATGGGCTGGTAAGAAATGAAATTTCGGTGCAACTTCTGCTCAGCCAATTCTGAATTTATTTGGCTTGATGGCTATCCCACAGCTGATGGATTTAGGGTATTCCAATGTCTTAAATGTTGTGCTATCGGAACAAAGAATTTAGCAGAAGCCACCGACACTCAAGAGCCTGTTATCCGATGTACCAAATGCGGATCTTGGCAGTTTGTAGATCAGGTTTGTCATACATGTGAATTGATAGCAAATAAATGAGTGAGGCTGGTTATGATCACAAATGGATTGATCAATATGGAATTGTGCCTTACTTCGACTTGCCGTCTGACCTGCGGTTTTGTTAATTGATTTGACTTGGCATGCTACCCTTAAACGCAAATTCGCTTTCAGAGCGAAAGGGCGATCTGCGAAGCAGAAAGATCGCAAGGTTTGGTTTGGTGATATCTCTGTTCATTGCCTTGAACTTAGCCTTTCAAAAGATTGATGTCGCACAAGCTGATACAACCAATAATTACAGACAATGGGCTTTCATACAACTTAATAACTTAGATGAGTTTTATTGTTTAGATGAATTGTATTTTAAGGAAAGTAGATGGAATCCAAAAGCCCGGAATAATAATCATTACGGTATTCCTCAAGGCAAAAGCATTTATCTATTAAAAGCTGATGGTTATCGTCAGGTCGAATGGGGAATCAAATATAATCTCAATCGTTATGGATCTATGTGTAAAGCATTACAGCATTTCAAAGATAAAGGGTGGCATTGATGGCTAAGTCAGGTGTTGGCACTCGAACATGGCGTAAGACTAGAGAGCGCATACTTAGGAGGGATGGTTACATCTGTCAGTATTGTGGTCAAGAGGCTGATACTGTTGATCATGTGATACCAAGAAGGCTTAATGGATTAGATAGCGATGATAATCTTGTAGCTGCATGTCAAAAATGTAATTATAGTAAGGGTGGTAGGTTTTTTGTGAGGCAAAGGACACCACCGACCCCCCTGTTGGTTTCTAACCCACAAAACACCTCGATCAGCCACGAACAGACTCAACCGAAATCGTCATGACCGAAAAAGAAGCGATCGTGCTCAATCTGCCTAAATCAGAATTAGGAGGTGTGCAGACTCCGCGTATTCATTCAAAACTCAATGATTTGCCGTCTAAAGGTCAAGATATGATCGATCTTGCAACCGAACTTGGCATCAACTTGATGGAATGGCAACGCTTCGTGTGTATTCATGGTCATAAAGTCAGACCGGATGGTCGCTGGGCTCATTCTGAACTTGGGTTGATCATGGCTAGACAGCAAGGCAAGTCCACGCTGATGATGCTCCGGATCTTGACCGGCATGTTTGTTTGGGGTGAGGGCTTGCAGCTTGCATCAGCTCACAGGCTTACGACATCACTTGAAACATTTAGACAGATTGTAAGTTTAATCGAGATGAATCCTAAACTTGAAAAAGAAGTAAAAAAAATTAGATGGCAACATGGTGCTGAGGAAATAGAGTTATTTGGCAATAGGCGATTTGTTGTAAAGGCTGCTAATAATGCAGCTAGAGGTTTATCTAAACCTGAAACAATCCATTTAGACGAATTAAGAGAATATAAAGATGAGGATGCTTGGTCATCAATGCGTTACTCAATGATGGCAGCAAAAAACCCACAAGTTTGGATTTACAGTTCAGCCGGTGATCAACACTCAATCATCCTGAACAAATTGAGGGAGCGTGCGCTTTCAGCCAGCGCTGGCTCTGACGATCCGATAGGTTGGTTTGAATGGAGTGCTGAACCGGATGCGCCTATTACCCTTCCGTCAGGCGATATAAACTGGTCTGCATTTGCTCAAGCCAACCCATCGCTAGGAATTACAATTCACCCAGATAACTTAAAAGCAGTTATTAATGATCCGCCTGATATTGTGCGAACTGAGGTTTTAGCTCAATGGGTAGATACAATCAATTCTGCTATTGATGCACAAAAGTGGGAATTGTGTAAAACAAATCCAATACCACTAGACCCTGACAAACCAACTTGGTTTGGATTAGATCTTAGTCCGGATCGTAAATTTGGCGCTTTAACTGCTACTCAAAAATTACCGGGAGAAAAGTTTAATTTAGTTTTACTGCATACTTGGTCAAATGATTATTCAATAAATGATTTAGCGGTTGCAAATGATATTGCTCCGTATGTTAGAAAATATAATGTTCAGACTGTCGCTTATTCCAAAAGGACTGCACAAGCTATCGCCAGTCGATTAGTTCCTGCTGGAATTCCCATTACAGATATGGATGGGGCGATATATGCTGAATCATGCGATCGGTGGTTAGGCGCAATCAATTCCCATCGATTACAGCATGGTGGTCAGGAGGAACTGACCCAGCAAACACTATCGGCTGCTAAATTACCCTTTGGGGATGGGTCATGGATCATCGGTAGGAGAGCAAGTAGAGTCGCAGTTTGTGCAGCTGTGGCATCTGCTTTAGCAAGTTATTTTGCAACACAACCAGAAACTGAGGTTGATATTCAAATAGCATAATATATTGACTTTATGGTATATTATATGCTAATGGGATTATTCGATAGATTTATAACAAATCAAACTCCTGCAAATTCAGTAGATGTCGCAGCAGCTAATACACCTTACAATTTACAGTCTGCTGTTGGCGGTTTATTTTATGGCGCACAAACAGCAACGCGTGAGCAAGCCATGTCAGTTCCAGCTTTGGCTAGAGCAAGAAATATCATTTGCGCAACAATTGGATCATTACCTTTAGAAACTTACAATCATTTTACAAAAGAGCATTTAGATCCAAACCGCGTAATTATGCAACCAGATCCAAGAATTGCTGGATCAGCCATTTATGCATGGATCGCTGAGGATTTATTATTTCATGGCGTTGCTTATGGTCAAGTATTAGATTCTTATGCCGCATCCGATAACAGCCGAGTTCGTGCATGGACAAGAGTTGCACCGGATCGAGTTACCTATAATCTAAATGCAAATCAAACTGAAATTACTGCTTACATGGTAGATGGAATGCATGTGCCAGCATCAGGTATTGGATCATTGATTGTATTTAGCGGATTAGACGAAGGTGTATTAAATAGAGCGGGTCGCACAATTAGAGCTGCACAAGAATTAGAAAAAGCAGCCGAATTATACGCCAAAGAGCCAGTTCCTACAATGGTATTAAAATCAAATGGCACAAATTTAACTCCAGAGCGAATTACAAAACTTTTAGAATCATGGAAAGTTGCAAGAAACACTAGAGCGACTGCATTTTTAAATGCTGATGTTGAATTAAACGCTTTAGGCTTTGATCCACAAAAATTGCAATTAAATGAAGCACGCCAATATCTTGCAACTGAAATTGCACGAGCAGTTGGTATTCCAGCATCATTTGTATCTGCTGAAACAACCAGCATGACATATAGCACAACTGTTATGGAGCGTAAAGCGCTTATTGACTTTAGTTTGAGAAATGTGCTTACGCCAATAGAACAAAGATTATCTATGGCTGATTTTGTGCCAAATGGCGTTGAGGTTCGATTTGACATTGACGATTTCTTGCGTGGATCTGCATTAGAGCGTGCGCAAGTTTATGAAATCCTAAACCGCATTGGCGCGATGAGCGTTGAGCAAATCCAAGAGGAGGAGGACTTAATCCGATGAAGATTAATTTCCCAATAACACTAACCGCAGCCGATAGTCGCAAGCGAACAATCTCAGGAACAATTGTTACTTGGGGCGAGCGCGGAAATACATCAGCCGGAGCAACAGTATTTGAAAAAGGATCAATTGATTTTTCAAAGCCGGTCAAATTGCTATTAGAGCATGATCGCACACGACCAATTGGCAAATTAATGGATATTACAGCTGATGATGCTGGTATCGAAGCAACATTTAAGATTGCCGGAACTATTGCCGGTGATGATTCTTTATTAGAAGCAGCCGAAGGATTACGCGATGGATTTAGCGTTGGCGTAATGGTAGATGACTGGAAAAACAAAGATGGCGTAATGTCAATTACAGCTGCAAAGTTAATTGAGGTTAGTTTAGTAACCGATCCAGCAATTGATAGTGCCAGAGTTGCCGATGTCGCAGCAACAGAAACACCAAAAGAGAATTCCGAAGCAACCGCTGAGGATCAAACAACACAGGAGGAAAAAGTGTCTGATATTACTTCAGATGCTCCTATCGCAACCGAAGCGGTAGAAGCTGCAAAAACTGAGCCTGTGGTCGTAGTAGCAGCTCAATCAGTTGCTTATACAAAGCCACGCTCACCAATTATCAATAAAGCAACATACTTGGAGCATTCAGTTCGTGCAGCTCTAGGTAATGATGAAAGCCGTCAATATGTAATGGCTGCTGACACCACAAGCAACAACTCAGGTCTAATTCCAACACCACAATCAACAGAGGTCATTAATGGTCTTTCAAATGCTGATCGTGGATCAATCGATGCAATTTCTCGTGGCGTATTGCCAGCATCAGGAATGACTTTTGAAATTCCTAAGATCACAACTGTTCCAACAGTTACTGAGGAAGCCGAAGCAGCAACAATTGACACAACTGACATGGCATCATCTTTTGTAACAGTAAATGTCAAAAAGTTTGCTGGCGGACAGCAATTCAGCGTTGAGCTACTCGACAGGTCTAGCCCTGCGTTCTTCGATGAATTAGTTCGTCAAATGGAGTTTGCTTACGCAAAAGAAACTGATAAGTTCGTAACAAACGGAATTATCTCATCAGGTTTAATTGCAACAACAGCTCAAGACAACACAGCTGCTGGACTTTTGGCTTATGTTGCACAAGCAGCACAATTGGTTTATTCAAACTCATTGGGCTTTGCTCGCAACATTGTTGTATCTCCAGAACAATGGGGCAACATTATGGGTTACAACGACAGTGGTCGTCCAATTTTTAATGCATCAAATCCTCAAAATGCCGGTGGAGCAGTTGGTCCACAATCACTAAGAGGCAATGTTGCTGGACTAGATCTCTATGTTTCTCGTTCACTTTCAGCTCTTACTTACACAACTGGCGATGGATCAATGTTCGTAATTAATCCAGAGTCATACACTTGGTATGAGAGCCCACGTTTACAACTTCGTTCTGATGTAACTGCAACAGGACAGGTTTCTGTGGCTTACTATGGTTACGGAGCACTTGCAACCAAGATTGCTAACGGATCAGTTCACTTCAACAAGAACTAACCAATTTAACTGAGTGCCTAGGGTTGCTCCCGATCCTAGGCATCCATTAAGGGAGATTAGAGAGAGGAATTTATGCCTTCAATTATTACCGCGACACAGTTGCGTTCCGTATTGGGTGTGAGTTCCTCTCTTTACAATGACGCATATTTAGATCAAATTATTGATACAGCAGAGTCAGTTATTCTGCCAATGCTAGTTACATTCAAAAGCGCAGTTCAAAAAACAGTTTTAGAGGATAATGTCGCCACATTTACAACAGTTGGCGATCATGAATTTACAGAAGGTCAATCAGTTGTAATTGCTGGATGCTTGAGTCCATATAACGGAACTCGCACAGTATTGGCTGATAATTTAACATCAACTACTTTTAGTGCAGCAATAACAAACGCAGATGTTTTAGAAGCAAATGTTATTCCAAGCGGAACTGCCACATTAACAGGAGCATCAACTTATGTAGGAAATGCAGCTGTGCAGTCAGCCGTTTATACAGTTTCAGTTGAGGTATTTCAAGCAAGATTAGCTGGTGGTGGACAAATTGAGGGTATCGATTTTGCTAGTACGCCATTTCGCATGGGTCGCTCGCTTTTCAACAAATGCGTTGGATTGCTTGGCGCATATATGGATACCGAGAGCATGGCTCAATAGTGCCTAACCAAACAATTCTTGAGCAAGTTCGCACACCTTTAGCAACTGCCTTATCTAGCGTTGCAGGTAATGTTTATTCATTTGTGCCTGAAACAGTAATTCCACCGGCTGTTGTAGTTGTGCCTGATTCACCATATTTAGAATTTGAAACTATTAACAAATCAAACATTCGCGCAAAAGTCAATATGACTATTTCAGTTGCCGTTGCATATAACAGCAACCCAGCATCACTCGACAATATCGAGCAATTGCTTATCAGTGTTCTGGCAGTAATTCCGGGAGGATATATTGTCAGCTCGGTCGAAAGACCAACAGTAACAACAGTTGGAGCATCAACTCTGCTAATCGCAGATGTTCGAGTTTCTACCTACTACACAAGAACCGTCTAAGGAGTAATCATGGCAACCACAGTAATAACCGGTCGTGATATTTCGTTGTCTTTCACAGGTGGAACAGACATCGAAGCACAAGCGACTAACGCAGTTTTAACAAAAGAGTTTGATCGTCAAACTTACCAAACACTTGATGGCGAAGCCTACAAGGTTGTAAATGTATCTGGAACATTCCAGTTAGACATGCTTGCAGATTGGGGTAAAACAAACTCTGTTTGTGAGGCTCTTTGGACTGCTTGCGATACATCACCAAATTCAGAAATTTCAATTACACTTACAGCTGCAACTGGCGCACAATTTGTGTTCCCAGTATTGCCTGTATATCCAACCGCAGGTGGCTCAGGAATTGATGCTCAGACAGTATCTTTCACATTCCAAGTTGCTCGTGGTGAAGTATCAGAAACATTTAGTTAAGATCTAAAAACGGGAGCAAACAATGAAGTTACCAATTACAATTGAATATAACTCAGGCGAGCAAGCCACTTATATAGCCCAACCGCCTGAGTGGGCAAAGTGGGAAAAACAAACTGGTCATACTATTAGCCAAGCAAAAGATAAACTTGGCATGTGGGATCTAATGTTTTTAGCATATAACGCACATAAGCGTGAAAGTGCCGGAAAGCCAGTAAAACCATTTGAGGCTTGGATGGAAACAGTCAGCGATGTAATAGTCGGTGATGCAGACCCAAAAGCCACCCAGCAGGAAGCCTAAGTAGATTATTGGTTGAGTTGGCAATAGCCACACAAATTCCAATGAGCGAATGGGTTGATTCAGACGACATTTTAACAGCGATAGAAGTATTGGAGCAGAGGTATGGCAAGTGAAACAATTGCATACAACAAAAAAGATCTGCGCGATATTTACAAAGCCTTCAAACTTATGGATGAAACTGCAACTGATGAAGCTCGTCGTCAATCTGCTGCGCTGGCGTATTTTGCATCTGAGGAAATTAAAGTTGCAGCTCGCGGACGAACAAAGGCTGCCAAAGTTGCGCAGAGAGTCGCGGACGGCGTTAGCATTTCTAAATCAAGCAAAATCGGTGAATTCAGTTATGGATTCGCAAGACAAAAATTTTCAGGTGGTGCTAATACGCAAACGCTATGGGGCGGTATTGAGTTTGGTTCAAATAAATTCAAACAGTTTCCTAGTTATTCAGGACGACAAGGTCGTGGATCTCGTGGATGGTTTATTTATCCAACCCTTCGCAGAATTCAGCCTGAATTAATTAATAAATGGGAAGAAAGTTTTACTCGCATCATTAAGGAATGGGTCTAATGGCAACCGGTAATCGCACGCTTAAACTATCGATTCTTGCTGATGTTGATGATCTTAAAAAGAAACTTGGCGAAGCCGACAAAGCTGTTGAGGATAACTCAAGCAAGATAAGTGAATTTGGAAAGAAGGCTGCTGCCGCATTTGCCGTAGCTGCTGCTGCTGCCGTTGCCTATGGCACTAAATTAGCCATTGATGGGGTCAAAGCAGCCATCGAGGATGAACAGGCACAGTTGAGGTTGGCTGCTGCATTACGAAGCGCCACAGGAGCAACTGAGGGTCAAATAAGGGCAACTGAGGATTTTATATTACAAACATCTTTAGCCACTGGTGTCGCGGATGACCAGCTTCGTCCAGCCATGCAGAGGTTGGCGGTTAGCACAAAAGATACCGGTGAAGCCCAAAGATTATTGGCTTTGGCTTTGGATATTTCTAAGGGTCGCGGAATTGAATTAGAAACTGTTGCCAATGCTTTAGGTCGAGCACAGGATGGAAATACAGCTGCTTTAGGTAGATTAGGTTTAGGTTTAAGTAAGGCTGAGTTATCAACCCTTACATTTACAGAGGTTCAAACAAGATTATCCGATTTATATGGTGGCGCAGCAGCTGAAAATGCTGACACATTTCAAGGCAAGATTGATCGCCTAAAAGTAGGATTTGACGAAGCCAAAGAATCACTTGGCGTTGCATTATTACCAGCAGTTGAGCGATTTATTTCATTCTTAAATGACACAGGTATCCCAACACTTAATGCGTTTATTGCTGGCTTGACTGGCGATCAAGGACTTAATAACTCATTAAACGAAACTCAAAGAAGCGCACAATCATTTGGCAAAGCAATTGGTGTTGTGTCTGGCATCATTTCAGGATTTATTACATTCCTTCGTGAAGCAATTGGCTTAGTCGTATCTTTAGCCAATGAGTTAATTAGAGTTGTAAATATCATTCCCGGAGTAAATATAGGATCTATTGGCAATCCTGCTCCATCTGCCAGCCGATCATCAGTTCCAAAAGTTCCAACATCAAGTGGATCAAGTTTTACCTATGGTGCAGGTAACCCACAATATAACATCACAGTAAATGCAATCGATGGAGAAGGTGCTGCAAGAGCCGTTGCAAAGGTAGTTAATGAGTCAGCTGCTCGAAGCGTGCCATTATTTACTGGTAACGGAATTAGACTTCAATGACAGTTTTTACGCCTGATTGGAAATTAACTGTCGGTGGTGTTGATTATACTGATATCGCAATATCTGATATTCAACATCAAGCAGGTCGAACAGATATTTATCAGCAACCACTTCCATCTTATTGCCAAGTTACTTTCGTTGCCTTATCAGGTCAAACATTACCTTTTGCAATAAATGATAGTTTTTTATTACAACTTAAAGATACCAGTGGAACTTATGTAAGCATATTTGGTGGAGATATTACTGATGTTACAGTCGAGGTTGGTGCTACTGGATCTTTAGCCACAGTCGTGCAATATACAGTTTTGGCTATGGGATCTTTAGTTAAATTAGCCAAAGAAATTTATAATGGCACAATTGCTCAGGATGATGATGGCGATCAAATTTATGCTTTATTGTCTAGCGTATTACTTGGGAGTTGGAATGATGTTCCAGCAGCTTCAACATGGGCAACTTATAATGCAACCGAAACATGGGCAAATGCACAAAATTTAGGACTTGGCGAAATAGATCAACCTGGACTTTATGAAATGGAAAATAGAGCTGCAAGCCCAGACACTATTTATAACATAGCAAGCCTTATCGCTAACTCAGCATTTGGATATTTATATGAGGATAATGAAGGCAATATCGGATATGCGGATGCCGATCATAGACAGAATTATTTGCTAGTTAATGGTTATGTAGATTTAAGTGCCAATCATGCTTTGGGATCAGGATTATCGACAATCATGCGTTCAGGTGATATTCGTAATGATATTTATATCAATTATGGCAATAATTTTGGCTCTCAAAAAACTGCTAGTAGCGCATCATCAATTGCAACTTATGGCTACAAAGCCGAAACTATCAATTCAGTATTGCATGATGCCACCGATGCTCAAACTGTGGCTGATCGATATATTGCCCAAAGAGCATTTCCACAACCAGCATTTCAATCTATAACGTTTCCGATAACAAACCCAGAAATTGACAATGCAGATCGTGATTCTCTATTAAGCGTATTCATGGGCATGCCGGTCAATTTACAAAATCTGCCAACTCAAATATCAGGTGGCGAATTTGAGGGTTATGTAGAGGGTTGGTCTTGGAGCACTCGGTTTAATGAACTGTTTCTTACAATCAATGTTTCTCCAGTCGCATTTAGCCAAGTGGCGATGCGTTGGAATACAACTCCAGCAACCGAAGCATGGAACACTTTATCCACAACATTAACATGGGAATACGCTACAATAGTAGCCTGATAATAGGAGAAAAATGCCAACTACCACCAATTACAGCTGGACAACACCAGCCGACACCGATCTAGTTAAAGATGGTGCTAGTGCTATTCGCACACTTGGAACAGCAATTGACACAACAACAAAAAACTTAAATCCTGAAACAACTCTTGGAGATATTTCTTATCGTTCATCTACTGCAAACACCAACACTAGACTTGCCTTAGGAACTGCTGGTCAAGTGTTAAGAGTAAATTCAGGCGCAACTGCTCCTGAGTGGGCAACATTGTCTTCAACTTTTGTTGGATGCACTTTATCTACAACTGCTGGTCAATCAATAAGCAATAGCACGATAACTGCTGTTACTTTTGGATCTGAGGATATAGACACAGATGCGTTTCACAGCACAGTTACAAATACCGACAGAATTACAATACCATCTGGCAAAGGGGGCAAATATTTAATTTATGGTCAAGTTAGATATGATACTAACAGCACAGGTCGTAGAGTTGTTTATATCCAATTAAACAACACAACTGATATAGCGGTTGGAGAAGATACTCCTGGGGCAAGCACAAAAACTACAATAAAAACATCAATAATTTATTCTTTGGCTGTTGGTGATTACATTAGATTAAATACATTTCAAACTCAAGGAACAAGTCAAAGTTTATTGACAGATGCAGGTTCAGTTTTATTTGGCGTCGTTTATTTAGGAGCATAAAATGATTAAATTTAATAAATCACAAACATTAAATGGACAACAATTATTAGAAGAATTAAATGCAGCGAAAATAAAAATTGATGAATTTCCATTCATTGATGGTAATGGTGATTTATGGTTAAATGTATCTGATAAAGACAAAACCAAAACCCAAGAAATTATTGATAATCATATTGCAATTGATTCTAATCAAGAAAAACAGGCAACACGCCAAGCAATTCTTGATCGTTTAGGTTTAACTGCTGACGAAGCAAAATTGCTACTTGGCTAATGAAGCCTTGGTTATCTAAAGCTGCTGAAACTTTTAGGGAACAGGTAAATGACTGCTTCCCTGATCGCAAGCGCACAGCTGATGGATGGATTGGTGATGCTCGCCATTCAGCCAGAGTCAGTCAGCATAACCCAAATGAACAGGGTGAAGTATGTGCCAT